GTTGTACGAGTCGATGTTGTAACGGCTCTCTTTGTACGCAATCTTCTTCGCACAAGCAGCCTCTCGTTTGTCTGTTGTTACCGTGCTTATCGCTAACTCCAAAGCTTCTTCCTTGTCCAAAGTAGGGATCATTTTCTCTACCGACATGATAGGAGATTGGGCTAACGCTGGTGTTGATATCACTATCAACATACTCAATACGGTCATTACCATCAACCGCATAGTTACCTCGTTTCATCTGATAACTAACTGTCACCTTGTTATCTATGTCCATTGTAACCTGCCTGTTTTAGCAGATCGACCCAGAGTTGCGCTGGCATTACTGCATACGACTCTGAGACATTTGTTGTGCCACGCTTTTTTACTAGCACCACGCCAGTCTCGGCATCTGCATGAGTCATCTCATTGTCTAACTCTTTCAGATACCCAGATAGATCTATCTTCTTTTCATTCTTACATTCTACTACAACACCATCTATGCCATCAATATCACCAACATCATCATGACGCCCAGCACCATAAGCTCGCTCAGCACAAGGAAAACCATTAGCGACTAGCCACTTGGCTACGTCGCGTTCATACTGTGAGCCTTTGCGTTTACTTGGTGTTGACATAATCACTTACCAATATCTGTTCAACAATAATGCCACGTTGTTTTCTAATTGCCATTCTATCTCGTGGCGATAAGCCACCCCATACACCATACTTCTCATGTAATATCCCCCACTCTGCACACTTGTCTAACACTGGGCATTCCATACAAATCTTTTTTGCCATGCGTTCTTCTGGATCATTACCTGATCCTCTCTCTTCAGGAAAGAAAAACTCTAAACCAATTCCTCTACAAGTTGCACTAGTGAAGTCTGGATATTTCATTGATTAGCACCTCTATTGGTTGTAGTTGATTAGCATCCATCACTAACCGAGTGCCGTAACCATAGTCATGTAAGTAATGATTAGCAAGAAAATTTTCTCGTGTCACCCAACCAATTACATCAAACAAACTATCCACATGTGGAAGTTGTTTATCCCCAGAAAACTTTACAAGTACGGCTACATCTGAAACAAATAATTCTGGTGCATTAAATATTAATTGCGGTAATGTTGACGTCTTAACCTGTATAGATTTACCCAATACTGATATGAGGTCATGTCCGTTATCACCGCTCGGCGTAACCGAGTCATCCGTCGGTATCCCAAGGAGCCGAGAAGCTGCCACCTCACCCAACCTACCCATAAGATTAACGGAATAAGACGAATTGTTTTTATCAAACTTACGATCCGTAACATCGAACTCCTTTTTATTTGCTCTCACCCTGTGGATAAACCTAAGAGCATTCATGATTTCATCTTCAGTTAATTCTATTACTGCCATTGTCGCATAGTCCTTGCTCTTTGTAGTTCGGCAGGTGAGTTATATAAACTCATATGACTTGGTTCAACAGATAAAGTTACATAATTTTCTGCAGTTGGATCTGCCTTACCATGGCGATTCTTTACAACTGCAACTCGATACACATTACCAATAGCATCTAACGCCACACTTAATACCAGTTCAGGTAAGGCTGAGACCTTACCCATTAAAGCTTTACGTGGTGCTGGGTAGTTTGGCTTAGACATCTTTTCATTTTCAGATACATGGTGTAGTACAACGAATGCTGATTCATATTCTCTAGCCATGTAGTGGAACGCAGACATTGCATCACGCAATGCTGTCCATTCATTGTCGCTGACTGCAGCGACATTCATTAAGTTATCAATATAGATTGCTGATGGTGGAGCACCGTGCAATTCAATCCAAGCCTCGATCTCTTCTTCGATATCTTGTAAAGAAGGAGATGGATCAAAGCTAAATCGAATATGTCCAGCACCATCAGCCAGTGCATCTTCTAGGAGAACAGATGCCTCCGAGTCCATCATTCTTTCCACATCAGTTACTGATCTATCCATAAGGATTGCACCTGCACGAAGAGCAATCGTTCGAGAATCAGAGTCTGCTGAAAAGTATAAGGCTGGAGTCTTAGATGTAATTGCGTACCATAAAGCAAGCATGGTTTTACCACCGCCTGGTTGTGCTGCTACCAAGTGTAGTTGTGCCTGACGGAATACAACTTGGTTACCAGTGAGTTGAGGAAGAATCTCAGGAAGGGCATGCCCTGCTGGAGATTCGACTCCTACTACCTGCAGTAAGGTACGCATGGATTACTTAGTCCAGATTGTTTCGGCTTCGACTGCGCCTACTGTAAATGGCTTTGGTCCTTTAGCAGGATCAAACCAACCTACGTATGCCTTACCAGCCTTGCTAGTACCCTTCTTCTTGGCGTACTTGCCACGACCATCTGGTAGATCTGGAGCATCTGGATGTCCATATGTCCACTCATTACCATACTTGTCTTTAACTACTTCGATAGAAGTAGGACCAGAACTAACTACGGTTGGATTCAATCCACCATTAGACAAAGCTTGTACTGCCTTATCCATTGATGTCATACCACCACGACCACCAAGTGCGGTCTGTAGTTCTGTTGCTGCCTTGATTGCCTCGATAGCAGCAGTCATGTTGGTAGCAAACTCAGCAGCACTATCACCTCGGACAGTGAATAGGTCTGTGCTGTTTAGCTTACCTGTATACGAGAACTTAGATTCAGTCATCTAGTTCATCCTTTCTTTCCCTTTGTTGTTGGTATTTGCAAGGGGAAATCTATAGTACCCATTGCTGGGCATTTATCTTGGAATGAACACATCCGACATGAATCACCTACGGATGGTGGGAACCATCCGTTCAATACGGAATGGTTCATTGCACCAAATACATACTCAAAATAATCTATGGTTAGGTGCGACAGATCTATAAGATCGTCAAGCGTACCTTGTCTTGTCATAAAGAATGCGCCCCACTTAGGACGGACGCCCATTACTTTCTCAATACCAGATGCATACAAGCCTGCTTGTATCATGCCAAATGGTGTCCTAGAACCTGTCTTGTAATCAACAATTACCAAGTCTTCCCCTACTTGGTAGATCGCATCAACAATAAAGCGAACTGGTGTTCCCCCGAAGTGAACATCAGCAGCCCATTCAATTCCAGGACGACCATCGGGCATCGTAGCAATTTGCCAACCAGAAGACTCGTACCATTTCTGGTACGCCTCTACCTGCTTGAGTCCATCGCTTTGCCAGAACGATAGATCTTCTCCGTCTGGGCGTGAGGTGGTCTTACGCCCAGCAGTCTTCCACTCTGTCGAGGGAATACCAGATTTCTCTTCGGTCTCCTTGACGGCATCATTAAATACCTCAAGCCACTTCTGTGTCAAATCAATAGAGGTCATCATCACCCTCAATATATTCAGGATTATCTACAGGTGTAGGTGCTGTCATTGGTGAACCACACCCTGCACAGAAGGAGTCAAGGAACCACATAACCAATTCGTAGTCAGCAAAGATGGCACGGATAACCTGTATGTTTGATCCGCAATTGATACACTCATTACTTGGTATACCACGTTGATCAATTGTCAAGTTGCTTCTTGTAAAGCTCATGGTTGAGCCACTCCAGCATGGAGTGGACAGCAGAACCAGCAGCAAGATACACCGCAGGTTTCTCTGGAACCATAGCCACTTTGCTTAGGTAGTATTTCTGTGGGCAGGATTGCCAAGTAGATAACTGGCTATAGGATCTATGCGGAGGAAGTTCGTTCATACCAAAAGAATAAACCAAGACACTGACATTCTCGGGGAACGACACGCATGTAACTCTTACCAATAATCTGATAGGGTTGAGGGGTGGTGGGAGGGAAAGGCTCGCTCAGGCGAGCCGTGAAAGATAAAGAGAAATAAAAAAAGAGGGGGATCAATTAAGATCCCCCTCTCCTTCTAGCCCTACCATTCTGGTGGAGCAACTGCGAGCGCATCCAGCGTGGCTATATTGATGCACCCGACTGCTGGGATGTCATAGCGACGCTGCAACCCTTTTAACATTTCCTGTAGGGGAGCATCAAGCACATCATCGCCAGCAACGTTAAGAGCCACACGAACTTTCGTGACTAGCTCACTTCTTTCATCTGGTCCAACAAGTGTTAATAATCTATTTGTATCCACTAAGAGACTGTTGTTTCAGTATCTATTGTTTGTAGTTGGATGGTAACAATCCCGCCGAACCCAGAAGCAAAAGTGGGTGGGGCTGCTTGCTCAAATTGGATAGCACGGATGACACAAATCCGTTCTTCTCCACTTGCAAAGTCTTGGTACAAGACTGCTCCACCATTTTGCTCAATAGATTCAAGGTATTGGATTCGCTCCCATGGACTTGAGATTCGTGTGTTTCCATTTGGATCCCTCTCCTCTTCATAACAAAGTAATGGAACTGTAATAGTGCGTGAACGCAGTGGCGCAGGTAATGCACGAACCTGCCACTCGTGAAGTACTGGTCCTTTAGTTGTATCAGATGTACTACGTGCAAAGTTAAAAGTAACTTGGAATACATCCGCAGGTGACACATAACTAGCAAGTGTTGATTCAACACCAGGACCAAATGGAATAGTTCCAGTTGTTACAAGTTGTTGGTTGTCATCATCCAAGTTAAAGCCAAGAGTTCCAGATGAATCTGGATCTGTTTTAATACTTAAAGATACTGGTTGTTTCTTTTCTCCAGTACCCCAACGAATAAGACCAGACTTAAGATAACCAGATGATGCAAGATTAGTTGCATGTTCTACCCATATGCCAGATGCTGATGTAATAAATTTTAACCCACTGGTTCCAACAAAAGCCACACCGTTAGGTACATTGCTATCTGTTACAAGGTCTGCAGCGTAGGCATATCCATTGTCAATTACTTGACCAAGGTTAAGACGCCATAACCCAGCAGAACCAGATACCAAGTTAGATCGTGTGCAATAAACATATGTTTCATCTAGTGCGATGTCATATACATCGCCTTCAACATTGAGTGGTCCATATGTAAATGACTGACCATCTGTTCCAATAGTTCCAATACGTAATCCCTTTGATGTGGCAAGGATTACAAATTCATTTAGGTATGTACGAAGTTGATGCAATGTCTCACCACGAGGAAGTTCTGCAATAATACTTGGACCAACAATTGCAGCAGTAGGTGATGAAGGATTAATTGTATACATTTGTACTCTAGATACAGCACCTTGTGTATATCCAACCACAATAGATGATGGCAACTCTGCAATAGAGTTGACTACTGTGCTTGTGTTGGCTGTTTCAAATCTTTCCTCTGCTGCGCTAATACGTGGCGTTGGTGTTGTGTATGCACGACTGATTTCATATACACCAACCTCAACAGTTCCTTCTAATGCTGCAACAATAATGCGCTC